ACAATATCAAGTTCCTCAAATTGAGTTTGTATTTCGTGAGTCTGGTGAGTTTGTAACTCGTACATCTGCAGATCTTTTCGATGGAAAGCGTGTGGTCCTGTTTAGTTTGCCTGGTGCTTTCACTCCTACTTGCAGTGCCTATCAGCTTCCTGGATTCGAAGAGAAATACGACGACTTTATTGGTAGTGGCATCGACGCTATTTACTGCATCTCTGTTAATGATGGGTTTGTGATGAATGCCTGGGCACAAGACCAGAACATCAAGAATGTAAAACTCATTCCAGACGGAAATGCATATTTCACACGTTCTATGGGTATGCTTGTCAACAAGTCTAACCTTGGTTTCGGTGATCGCTCTTGGCGTTATGCTGCGGTTGTGGATAACGGAATCATCGAAAAACTATTCGTTGAAATGGGGCAACGGGACAATTCAGAAACCGACCCTTACGAAGAGACTACTCCAGAGAATGTTCTGGAATATGTAAAATCAACTGTAAAGATTGGTTTGTCAATTTGAAACAATAAGAAATAATATTTAACTCTGCCTCTAAATAAGTGGCAGAGTTTTTTTTTATGCCATGCCAAGAGGACAGTTGACAAAAGATATTATAAAGTGTGAGATCCTTAAAATTAGAAGAGATTTGGATAATGAATGGATGAATAAGACTGGATATGATCCTAAATGGTTAGCACATCAATATATTAATAAGATATTGGATAAGATCGAAGAATACTCATATTAATAAATACTTTAGTTGCATTCGAGAGAGAAGCATGACATTAGATCTTCATAATTTTTTCAAATTTTATGATGATAATAATGCGAACCATGTAGCAGCAGTTCAGTGGTTAGAAGATAACCTTCCTGCTAACTTCATGGATGATTCAGAAGCAGATTGGATTGGTATTTTTAGAACCAAACCACCAACGCCAGCAGTTCTAGAAGTTCCATACTTCAATCAAGTAGATAACTATAGAGATGCACAAAGAACTTGTAATAGTTCATCATGTGCTATGTGCCTTGCTTTCCTCAAACCAGGAAGCATCAAAGGTGATGATGAGTATGTTAAAAAAGTGTTTGCAATTGGTGACACTACTGACCATGCGGTGCAGACAAAGGTTCTTGCGGGATATGGCATCAAGTCTCACTTTAGTTATAATTTAAGTTTTGTTGATATTGATAAGAGTCTTGATAGAGGAAAACCAGTTGTTATTGGTATTCTCCATAGGGGTTCTTTATCTTCTCCTACTGGTGGGCACATGTGCGTAGTCATCGGCAAAACACCAGATGGTAAAGGATATTATGTAAACGATCCATACGGTTCACTAAATGATAATTATACTGGTCCTGTGACTAACGGTAAGAAAACCATTTACACCAAAGCAGTTCTTAAGCACCGTTGGTGTCCAGGGGGTAATGATGGCTGGGGAAGAATCTTCGACTAGATTTAAAGCAAAGATGTTTAAGGTCATCAAAGAACTTACAAATAATGGAAAACATGTTGAAGCAAACGAACTCTATCTAAAATACTTTGGAGGTAAAAATGGCAAGAATTGATCTTCATAACTTTTTTAAGTTTTACGACGAGAAGAATCCCAATCACGTTAAGGCAATTCAGTGGTTGGAAGATAACCTTCCAGTCAAATATCTAGAAGATAATATTGATTGGGCGGAGATTTATAGGGGAAAAAAGGGTAATGCGGCACCAGCATCAGCACCATCTGCTGCCGCTCCTGTAGTTGGTGGTGATGATATGCCTATGATGGGACTAAAACTCATCAAAGAGTTTGAAGGATGCCATTTAAAGGCATATCCAGATCCTTTATCTGGTGGTCTTCCAATCACAATTGGTTGGGGTTCTACCCGTAAGAAAGATGGTTCTCCATTTCATATGGGGGATACACTTACCCAACAAGAAGCAGATGAACTTTTGATTGACCAATGTAAGAGGGAGTTTCTTCCATCACTCCGTAAAATCCCTCACTGGAATGAAATGTCCGATGGTAAAAGAGGTGCCCTACTTTCTTTTGCTTATAATCTTGGTGCTGGTTTTTATGGTTCTGGTGATTTTAATACTATCACTAAGAGACTGAAGAATAAAGAATGGGACTTAGTTCCCGATGCGCTTTATCTTTACAGAAATCCTGGTTCAAATGTGGAAGCAGGACTTGCTCGTAGGAGAAAGGCAGAAGGTGAATCTTGGAAAAAAGGTTAACCCATTCACAAAGGAAAAATGACTAACAAGAAAAACGAAAATGCTATGGGACAATTAATTCGTATATGTATCTTGGGTTGGTCTGCTGCTCTCCTTACTGCAAGTTATGCTGGTACTCTATCCAAGATGGACCCAACATTTATTGCGACTGTTTTCACTGCATCTGCTGCCACTTTTGGTATTAATACAATGAAGAAAGGTGGCGATGATGAAGATGAAAAGAAAGTAGAACCAAAAAGAGAGGAGTTTGTAGAAGCACCTCCAGAACCAGTAGCACCAGAAGTTGCTACAACTACTGAACCAAGTCTTGAAGAAAGAGTTGAAGTTTTAGAAGGACAAGTACAACCCCGCACAGGTGGAGCATAATGTCTAAATCACCAAACAAAGGTAAAAAAGGATCTAATGGATCCAAGCAAAATCAAGGTAATGCGACTGCGAAGAAGGCGAAGAATGGGGGTAAGAAAAAATAATGTTACTTGAAATTTTTATTGCAGGTAGCATAGTGATTGGACCAAATTTATGTGCAGTTGATTTTATTCATAAAGGACAACTTTATACTGTTGAATACAAATGCCAAGAGAATGGAACACTCCAAAGAGGGAGTGTTGGAATGCCCCCATCCATAACATACTCAAAGCCATAGACAATCACACCCGCCTTCATATGGAGACGGGTGATATTTGGCATGAAGAACAGGCCCAGATGTTGAGAAAATATGTAAAGGATTTGAAAGTCTGGATACACAAAGAAGAAGGTTGGTGGAACGAATGAAAAAGTTATTCACTTCATTTGGATTAATTTTATCATTATCATTTCCTGCAATAGCATCGTCTTTAGCACCAAAGCAACCAACAGTAAGACCTTATAGTGCAGAGGCAATGGGTTGTATGATTCTTTTGGAATGTACTGAAGGAGTTGAAAAACTCACAGTAAACTCTGAATTGTTAAAAAATCCAGACTTTGACCCATTCAGAGAAGAACTAAAAAGAATTATTACTGCTCTTGATGGTGTAAATGTTCCCGTATATGTTGCACCAGAAAGATATTTTACTCCAAGAACAGTAGGATTATATAAACCAAACTACAATCGTTTCTTTGTAAATGAAACTCTTCTCAAGGACCCAAGAGAGTTTCTAGGAACAATGCGTCACGAAGGATGGCATGTTGTTCAAGATTGTATGGGTGGTGGATTAAAAACTTCATTTATGGCACAGGTGCATCAAGATTCTCAAATACCTGCTTGGGTAATGAAGCAGACCAGATTAACTTATGAATCAATGATGCAAAGTCGTGCAATTCCTTGGGAGGCAGATGCTAACTGGGCAGAAGAACAATCAAATGTAACCGCAGAAAAGTTAGAGATGTGTGCCAAAGGACCATTGTGGGATCAAATTAGACCAACGCCTATGACTATGGATTGGTTGATTGGGTGTGGATGGATGAAACCACAGGAAGGTAAGTATCCTTATTATCCAAATAAGAAAGTGGAGTATTGTACAGAAGGTAAGTATTGATGGAATTTCCCTGGGGAGTTGTTATAATATTAGGTTGTGGACTTATCTTTACTTTATATGTAATTTACTACATACTAAAACTAGCACACGAGGAAATGAAAGATGAAACATCTAGCGATCATCATGTCGGCAACAAGTCTTCTCATTAGTGGAGCACTTTGTTATGGTGCTTATGTGACTTATAAAAAAGCAGAAGCAATTCTGAATAATCCAGAACAGTTTGTTGGCAAGGTTGTTGAAAACCAAGTCAACAAAGCATTTGAAAAATTACCTATTCCCAAACTAAATAACAAAGAATTTAAATTACCATTCTAATGGATAAAGACCCATATATTTACAGAATTAAGTCTGTAGGAAGAGTAGTAGATGGTGATACTATTGATGCGTCGATAGATTTGGGATTTGATATTAGTTTAGAAAAACGCATTCGTCTTGCTGGGGTTGATACTCCAGAAAGTAGAACAACCGACCTCAAAGAGAAAGCAATGGGTCTTGAATCAAAAGAATGGTTGAAGAAAAAACTTGAAGGTGCTAAAGATATTATCATC